GGGTTCAGTGGCGCCCACCCAGACTCATTCAAACGACACCACAAGTACCACCATGACAAATCCCTCACTGCCACCCGCCATGCCGCTGTTCGATGGCGTCAATCATCTGGAGGCCGGCAACCCTCAGGTCAACCAGTACCTGGCCACCCTGAGCCTTGGCACTGTCCCCGATGCGGGCCTCGTCTACGAGCTGGCCGTCGACTGGCTGCTGGAGCAGCGCCATAGCGAAAACAATTACAAGACCTACCGCAGCGAGCTGACCACCTTCCTGCACTGGTGCTTCTGCGAGGTGGCCATCAGCCCGAAAGACCTCACCAGGCGCATCATGATGCGCTATCTCGACTATTGTCAGGCACCGCCGTCCGAGCTTATTGCCTATCGCAACGTCGCCCAGTTCGTATTCGACAAGGAGTGGGGGGAGAGGTTGCCCAATCCCCAGTGGCGTCCGTTTCTGGGCAAACGTGAGCTCGGCCGGGAACTGCCGTATCGTCTGAGCGAACAGGCGATGAAAACCAAGCTCGCCATCCTGTCCGCCTTCTTCCAGTATCTCATTCAGGAGGAGTACATGGACCGCAATCCGGCGCTCCTGCTGCAACGGGTGAAGCGACCGGACAGCCAGGATACGGGCGAAGAGGCCCAATCCTTCACCGAACTGCAGTGGTCCTATGTGATGCAGGCCGCCGAACGGCTGGCAACCGAATGTCCGGCTCAGCATGAGCGCAGCCGGTTTCTCATCTGCCTGATGTACGCCTGTTATCTGCGGATCTCCGAGGTGGCGGCCAGACCCGGCTTCAGTCCCGTCATGAGCCAGTTTCGCCGCGACAGCAAGACCGGGGTCTGGGGCTATGACATACCCCGCAGCAAAGGCGGCAAACGCCGCACCGTGGCCGTCTCCCAGGCCTTGCTGGAGGCGCTGGCACGCTATCGCACCTTTCTTGGGCTCTCGCCGCTGCCAACCCCGGGCGAACAGACGCCGCTGTTCGTGCGCCACAAGGCAGCCGCCCATGGCCGGGAGCAAGGCGAGCTCAATGCCAACCTCGGGATCCGCCAACTGCGCGACTTGGTGATGGCGGTCTTCGAGCAGGCCGCAATAATTGCCGAGCAGGATGGCTTTGCCCAGGATGCCGCCGAGATGCGCACCCTGACGCCACATTCCATCCGCCATACCGGCATCACCCACGACATCAATCTGCATGGCCGGCCGCTGTCCCACGTGCAAGCCGACGCCGGACACGACAGCATAGACACCACCTCCAAATATCTGCACACCGGCAACAGCGAACGCCACGAGAGCGCCAGTCGCAAACCGCTGGACAGGCTGATGTAGAGGTCGTGAGCGGTGAGAGATAACAGATGACAAGTCACGAATACCTGTTCATCAAGATCAAGGCGCGACAAAAGTCATACAGAGGTGGCGAACCATCGCCCGCCGGTTTCCCTGAAATCCATTAACCGCGCATAATGCCAGGTTTTGTTAAATGCCCATCTGAAACCTGCCGATAAGCCAGCCCACGCAATTTTGCTGGTTTATCAGGTATTTACTTGGATGGAACGAGAGTTGACCAAAAACTTCATTTTTCGCTGGTTTGAATGCGGCTTATCGGAAGAAGAGACGGCAAATCTATGTTTCGTTTCTGTGAGACAGGTCACATATTGGGATAAGGGTAAAGAGATCCCACCTGTCTATAAACGGCTAATGCGTATGGCATCTGGGCGGGAGCTGCCCACGATCTTCAAAGCCTGGGAGGGGTGGCGGATGGCGAATGACTGCCTGATCTCTCCCAACGGTGTGAGGTTCGACAGAAGAAGGATCGAGGCGCTGGCCGTCATCCATGCAGAGCGATCAGATAAGCAGAAGGAAACCTTCTACTGGAGGAAGAAGCTAGGCATCAACTAGACAGGGGAGGGGGCGCAAGCCCCCTTTTCGTTGTGGACGCCCTGGGAGCCAGGCGGGTAGAATTCCCCCCGTATTACTACACGGGGGGATCCTAAATGGCCATTTTTTATAAATACTATTCACATCTACCACTAGATTTTTTTGACGAACCAACATTAAAAATATCCTCACCAATACACCTAAATGATCCTTTTGAATCTTTGCTACCTGGTGATATTAGTGATTATATTAATAGCATTAGTGAAATTACCGTACCAAATTATACTAAAGATCAAGTTATTGGAGCTCTTAATAATACAATGACTATGAATGGTGTCATCTCATTCAGTGAAACACAAAGAAATTTACTTATGTGGGCCCACTATGCAGATGATCACAAAGGTCTGTGTATAGGTTATGAAACCAATGAAGTATTATTTCATGACACTAAAGAGAGACTAAAACACCACTCAAAATTACAAAAAGTAAAGTACAATAGTGTCAGGCATGACTTATTCGAAGAGATGTGGAATATAAAAGAACCTGATTTGCTACATCACTATATTATCTATAATGTGATGTTAACAAAAGGCGATAGCTGGATTTATGAAAAAGAACACAGATATATAATCCCAACAGGCCAAGCTGACTACATAAAGCTTAAAAAAAGCGATTTAATAAACGACAAAAAACTCAATATAGCTATCACAAAAATGATAGAGTTAAATGTGATAAAAGAATGCCAAAATAACAAAGAGGATGATGAATATTTAAAATATATCCCAGATTATAGTAATAATGGTGCTGGCTCTGGTTATCTAAACGATAACAAACTGGCACCTTATTATTTAAGAGTCAACCCAAAATCAATAAAAAAGATCTACTTCGGCTGTAGAACTCCTGATAAATATATTGAAGAGGTAAAGGAGAGAATATCAAAAAACAGTGGCATTTATGCAAATTTGTATATAAACAAAATGCAACTAGACAATAAAAGGTTTGAACTTTTAATACCTTCTCTGGACTCGGCCATATTGAAATAAAAATGACCTTTGCGCATTTTGTCTTCGACTGGAGGCATATGTAGTCACAGCAAGCGCCCCATAGCCTTCGGCTGGTCGCTCTGACGAGGCATTAAAACGGGTTTAGCAGGGAAGGGGGTTATTGCAGCGGAGGAGCTCAATGTCGTGAATCACCCCAGGGAGGCGGACACTTGAGGGGCATAGGTCCTCGGGACGCAAGCGCCCTCCGGCAAGGCGTTTATCATGGTTCGCGCAGCTCACCATATGCTGATGGGCTGCTGCAGATTATGGGTGCCCAACTCCCTGGAAGTCAGCGGCCATTCTTGAGACGAGTGGCAGCAGCACGAGCGCGGCGTTTAGCACGGCAGTGATGCTGCCACTTAGCCTCCAGCTCCATGAGGTGCCCTCCAAACAGCCAGAGCAGGGGAGGCAGCGAGAACAGCACGACCAGGGCAAAGCAGGCCCAACGGGCTTTGGTGGAATAGTCGGGATTTCTCCCAATCGTGATCAGAATGGCAATATCAATGAAAACCACAACGATACCAAGCACATCAACTCCTTTTAACAGCCTTATTTAACATAAGAAACCGCGTTACGCAGTGACCACTTTTTATACCCGGACACCGATATTGTTATGTCCGGTCATCGACTGGCTCACTAGCGCTATCCCGGCCCGCGAAGAGGGCACCATTGACCCGTTTACGCAGCGCATCCCCGTCAGGGTCGCAGTACACATCCACGGGTTGCCCCTGGTACTGGATCACCGCATGGCAGGCCGTCATCGGCTTCAAGTCCACGAAGAACTGCGGCCACTCCTCGGCATAGATGGCTTGTTCGTCATCGCCTTTGCGCAGGGCAAAGCAATACTCGACGTTGTAGACGTCCCGGCTGTTTTTGGTCAGTACATGGCAGTTGATGATGAGGCGATAGCCCGCAAAGGGCCCTACAGCAAAGACGCCATCAGCAGACGCAGCAGGAGCGCCACCAGGACGTACATCAGCAGTGGGCGAAGCACCCACCGCCCCAGGAGTCGAAGCAGCGGCAGGAGAGGGCGCAGGGGCCTTAGCAGGCGCGTCAATATACTCAGGCTTGATGAAGCCAAAATATAAACAGAGTCCCCAAACCGCCAGAATAAAGAGAACTTTAGGATCTCGTAGTACCGAACTGCCTGCGATTGTATCCGAGACTTTACCGGTTGTAGTCGAGTCATAAAGCTTGAAAACATATTTCGGCACCTTGTTGAATGGCTTGGCTTGCAGCACGTCAGATAAAGAGGTGCCGGAGTTATCGGAAAGGTGAAGCACGGTCTTATAACGGCCACCAATCCCCAATATCGCCATATTGGTATGGCGAATCGCGGTTTCCGCCGCAGCCCGGATTACCTGGTGCACCTTTTTAATGTTCGGAGTCGTTAATACGAAATCCCAGTTGTGGTGACGGTGCATATCAAAGGCCACGTCGATAGTTTCCGGTCGGCCATCTTCCTTGGCCTTATCCGGCCCGCCAGGATAATCGAGTCTATCCAGGTCACTCTGGCGCCAGGCAGGCGGAAATATCCGCTGCACCTCATCGACCAGGAAGAATGCCCCCTTGGGTGCCCAGTGGTAGAACCGAGCCAGATGATCACGCCCCTCCTGGGATTCGGTCTCAACATAGAGCACCTCAAAGCCGTCTGGCACATCCTTACCCAGCACCTCGCGGCAGCGCTCCACCGAGAAGCCCCGCACGTTGGTGATGATGTAGCGACCCGCCTTGATGGCCGGGATCACATCGGTATGAATGGCACCGGAGGACTTATAAGAACCAGGGGCGCCGTGATGGATTTTGATGGACATGGCTCACCACCCGAATATGTTAAGCAGGAAACGGGTAACAAATGCCTGGGTGATGATGGACAGGCCCTTGTCAAAGTGCAGATAGAGCAATATCTCCCGTACCGAATCCGGCAAGTTATTAAAGGACTGCGAAATCAAGTCGCTGAATTGCAGGTTAATCAGGATTTCCCTGGCAACATCCCAGGAGAAGGCCAGCATGAACAGCTTGAACTCGACCCATTCAATCGCCAGTTTCACCGTTATCCAGGCCGTTACCTGGACAGCAAGATTATATATATCGTTGAATAACCCGCTAAACAAATCACCTAGCCACTCCATGATTTACCTCTTTGCCACCATCATTAAGGCGATAAAATAGAAAATAAACATCATGACTGCCGCCAACAGCTCCCAATAAGCGCCCACATCAGGACAAATAGAATACGACTTGCCAGCGAATGAATACATATCAAAACACTTGGGCACCGAAGCCGAACCGGAGAATTGGAATCTAAATATCTCGGCAATTTCATCTTTAATCGCCTTGTATTTATCTTTTAACTCCGTTTTCTTGTCATCATACTGTTTATTGATTTCTCCCAGGTTAAACGCGCAATTATCACCATCCTGGCACAGTGTGGATTCATATTTTGATTCGGCCACGTGTAATGGATTATCCGCTGCACCTGGCATTTTTGAATAGTCTATGCCCGCGTTACCCTCGCCATCGGAACCTTGACCATTTTTCATCATATCTTTAATAGCCGCCAAATCACCGGCCATCTGTCCCTGAAAACCCACCTGCTGCTTTTCAAAATACTCAGTCATGCCCTTCAATTGGGCAACATCAGTAGACATAGACGACAAACCATAACTAATGGAATTTAACGCCCCAGGAGTACCGCCCCACCACCCCATAGCGGTTTGCATCATGCTTTTAATTGCCGCAGCATCACCAGGAAGCGTACCCAAGTCAGAACCACCGCCACCGCCAAGAGAACCAATATTATCAGCAATCTTTTTTAATTGAGCGTTAGCCAAATCAAAATCCGCCTCCATGCGAGACAAATACAGATTGGTCCCTTCTATACGACCTGGGATTTCCTTTATATAAGGCAGCGCCTCATTAAGCTTATCGTTAACACCAGACAACTCGTATTGAGTTTTAAATGCATTACCAGCAATCTGATTAGAATACTCCTTTAAATCAGAAAGCCGTGAATTAACGCCCGTCAACTGCTTACCTAAATTGGTGTTAATCTTTGAAAGGGTATAACCGACTTTCTCATAACCGTAATGATTAAAATACTGCCAACCATCAATATAATCGGTATCACCAGGAAGGCTACCATCCCCACCAGGACTGCCCCCAGTATCTCCACCACCTTCACCACCATTGCCAACAGTACACTCCACTCCATTAGACTCTATAGGCCCCATAGTACCCGTGGCAGGTGTTTCAACACAGACGCCAGGGCATTCAACCTGACACCCGCCCAGGGTAGAAGATTCCCATTTAACGCAATAAGGCATTGCAGTGCCTATCGGCACATTTTGCAAATGGAGCCCAGCCGGACAGCTCGCAAAGGCCCCCAGCGGCACCAGGAACAGAAAATAAAGGACCCTCACACGACCCCCAATAAAAAAGGCGACCGAGGCCGCCTTGTGTCATATCGAAAACGATGATCTGTAGCCTTCCACAAAGAACAGGAACCACAGCGTCCCGATAAGCAAAGACATGCTTAGGCTTTGCGCATCAGGCCGATCAGGATGGTGACGGCGACGACCGAAGCCACGACCATCATCACCTTCGGCGACGTCATGTTCACGTCAGTTTGCGCCTGATCCAGAGCCGCCCCCGCAGCGGCAGCAGCACCACCACCTTCAGCATTCGCCCCCATGGCGACCAGGGAACCCACCAGAGCGATGGAACCATTACGGATATAATTTTGCATACTCGTTTATCCTCTTTTTGCACCTACGATTAATCGGGCAATTGCGCCCACTTTTAAACCCAAAGCCCATATAACGATGCCAGAGCTAAAGGCTATTCCTACAACCGCTATATCGAACTGAAACCAGTTGGATATATCGGTGAGTTTGGTGTGCTCCTGGAAAGTCAGGAGCACGTATTGACATGAATCCCCCTCTGCAAGGCGGGTATATCCCTCAGAGGTAATATCGAGACAAAGCATGATTGCGCCCTCGTCGTCGGTCGCTGCGCGCCCTCGCTCCTCCTCCTCGTTGCGCGCCGATTACAGCGGCTTTTTGGTGGGCTGGAAACCGACGACCACGTTACGGGTCGGATTCTGGGGATCGGCTTCCAGGACAAGATCCACGGCCACCAATTTAGGGCAATCGACCAGCTCTTTGATGGTGGCGGCGTCATTACGCAGGGCCAATTGGCGAACCTCATAACCCCAGGAGGTGATATTGCACTCCGGCTTGTTGACGTTATTTGCCAGTGCCAGGTATTCCACCTGGGCAAAGTCATAAGGCACCGGAGCGCCAGATTTGCGGGAAACACCATAGCCATGGGTCACGCGAGTGACCAGAACACCGGACAGAATAGACATTGTTATTACCTCGTTGAAGAACCTTGGTTAGGTCGAAAATAGGGGCAGCTCATCCAGGTCAGGAGGGAGCGGCATTCTTAATCGCGCCGGAATATCACTTTCTTCCAGGTGCGCAGTTAATTGGTTAACAATCTTCTCAGGGGATAGCCCCTCGATGTTTGCTAACCAATTAACAAGGCGACCCGCCATCCTGGACATATTAAATACGGCGTTGTCCCTGGACGTTTTGAACTTGTTTTTAAAGGTGGTCAGACGCACGGGTTTTATTTCCGCTTGCTGTATCGCCGTCAGCCACTTTTCAAATTGCGGATACATGCCCGCAAAATAGGGGTCAGGGTTTATCAGGACGTCCAGCGGAATAATCCGGTCCTTGTTGTGCAACTCGCCTTCGGCGCGTACCCAGTTCGGATACTCTGCCGACTGCATCTGTTTGCCCTTTTCGTATACCCGAGCGCATTTACCGTTGATGCGGCTGCCCACGTAGAACGAACAGCCCTTGGTCGGCACCATGCCAAAGCGCTTGGCGATGCCCTTGGACACCTCGGAGATCACGAACTCGCCGGATTCAATCTTCATCCAGGACGGGGCGCGGCCCCGCTGGGGATGGAACTCGCCAGCCTCGGCGCCGGCAATGGCACCCTGGTAGGTGATGTGTTCGCCGCTGTAGTCATCCAGGGCGAGATCCACCCGCGTGATGCGCACGCCAGGAATGTGAGAGATAACAGCATGCAAAGCCTGGAAATCCAGGGCGGCACAACCCACGCCGGAAAAACTCACCATACAGCCATGGTTTGCCGCACCCCAACCAATGAGGCCGCAGGGGAGGCCATCACACAGCAGGTCGGCGGAATTGGCGTAGCCATGCAGACCGGAGCGGCGAGGGCGCATGGTAAAGCGCGGCTCGGGGATGGGCACCCCGATACGCTGATTCAGCTCTTCAAGCCACAGCTCGATCTCGTTGCAGCAGAGGGCATCCAGGAACTGAACGCCGTAGCAGTCGATCAAGTCGTTATAGGCTTCCCAATACTTGGCACCCTGGACAACCTCGAACTCGGAGAACTGGAGCAGGGCAGAGCAGACGGCCTTGAGCTCCTGGCGCATGTCAGCCCGGGACTTGTACCCAGAGTGCAGGGCCTGCTCCATCATTTCGGTCATGGACGGCGTGAGCACAGGGGAGGGGGCTTTGACGGCCAAGGGTTTGGGGGCGGCCTTTTCACACAGCCGTTCCGTCACCTTGTCAAAACGGGCGAGGGGAGCGAAGCCCACCGGACGTTTCCACAGGTAGCGCAGACCTTCCACCGCAGGGGCAGCAAACGCCGCCTGGAGCGCCTTGTTGGCCGTGTCGAAGCGCGGGATGGCTTTGAGCAGTGCGCCTTGCTTGGCCAAGTCGGTCATCCGGCGCAGTTCATCCGGTGCCCAGGTAAAGGACAGATAGTCGATCAGGGTGTTGGCGCCGATAACCCTATTTATCGGCATCA